TCAACATTTGTTTATCGCCTTGGGGACATTTGGGGACACTGACAATATTTCTATCGTTTTATCTTGTTCACGGGTCTTCTCTTCCTTAAGCATATGGGCGTAAACTTTTTGAGTAATGCTTGTATTTGCGTGACCAAGTCTAGCTGAAACATAGTTAATTGAAACACCCTTATAAAGCAAATAAGAGGCGTGTGAGTGTCTAAGCCCATGAATAGTTATTGGTTGTAAATCTAACTTGCTTATTAGTGAATCGAGGCGATTTCTTACTGTTTGGCGTCTGCAATTAAAAATAAATTCTGTACTATTGTTTTTTTCATTGCTGATTATATTAGCTAGCTCATTAGTTATTTTTATATCACGCACAGAATTTTTATTTTTAGGCTTGCCAACAATATTCCCAGAACGTGATTTATTAACATGAATGTTGTCAAAGGGAATAGAGACGTCCTTGTACTGCAAGGCTAGCACTTCTCCAATTCGCATTCCTGTTTCTAATGCTACAAGGATCGCAAGGCTAGCTTTATCTAATTTAGAGTGATATAAATAATCCTGTAATTTTTCAAATTCTGTAACTGATAAAGAGTTAGTTTTTTTGCTACGTTCTATACCATGTGGTTTAAGCCGTGTGAAGATATCATCTAAAATATATTTGTCGTAAAGAGCATCTTTTAGGCAAGCTTTAATTCTAGACACAATCAAAGTCATAGTGCCTTTAGAAAGTGTTTTACCGATGGTATCAAGTCTAGATTGTAGAAGGGAATACGTTAAGTTTTCAAGGGTAATCCCATCAAACGATTCTTTTATGTGTCTTAATGTTGAAATGTAAGTTTTATAAGTTGACGGTCTTATATCGTTTTTCTTGTAAGTTTCCATCCACGTTTTAAAATAATCAGCAAATGTCATACTAGAGGCTATTATGCTTCTGTTTTGAAGCTTATCAGCTTCCATCATAATTGCCCAATCCTTAGCTTTTTTCTTTGTATCAAACGTTTTAGATACCTTACGTCGTACGCCACTCTGCATGACGGATACGACAACTCTAGTTCTTTTACCTCTTTTTTCAAATGATGCCATAATGGCGAACCTCCGTTCTCTTTTCGGAAGTAGCCCTCAATGCTAAAATAGACAATATAAAAGAGGACTACTTAATGTAGTTTTTTAGGGCTAAGTCACATCCATTACTTTGGCGAGCGGGGGATGTGGCTTTTTATTTAAAAATAATTTATAATTACGGCAAGGAGGAATGTATTATGCAAAATTTTAACTATACTAAGATAACAACTTTGTTAAGCATATTTAGTTTAGTAAAGGTTCCTCAACTGCCTAAGAAGAAATCTAATAAAAAAATAGATCCTATCTATAATGATTGGAAAAAAATAGGATTTGATATGCAAAAAGGAATCATCGAGTATGACAAACAAATCAGAAAATGATGTAAATAAAACAGATAGTGCAGAAATAATTGATAAACTTGAAAATATGCCAAAAGACGAGAAGGATGATGTTATAGCAACACTTGAAATGTATAGTGGACCTATTCCGCACCCTAAAATATTAGAAGCTTACCAGAAATTATATCCAGATGCTGCTAAAAAAATTATTGAAAATGGTTTGGAAGAATCCAGTCATCGTCGGACTTTAGAAACAGCTAGGCAAAAAAGAAGAGGGCGACTCGCTTGGGCAACTTTAATAAGTTTAGTGGTTATAATACTTGTGTTTATAGTTTTATCATTTCTACTAATTATGAATGGTCATAAAATTATTGGGAGCATTTTTGCAGGAACTTCTTTTTTAGTTTTTATAGGTACTATGACTGACCTTGTTCCAGTATTATCAGCTAAAGATGATATATCAGTTGATGATAAAAATGAATAATTAGTTAAGTCACATCTTTCTTCTTGGCGGGAGTAGGGATGTGGCTTTTTTATTTTGTGGTTGTTACATATATTGTAGTAACCACTATTCCCACATACAGAGTCGGACTGTATCAAGTCACCGGAGTGGAAAGAGGATATCATCTAAGCTGAGGGCTATCAAGTATGATTAAAAATAAGCCAATGCAGATAAAGATAATCCCCCAAAACATCTGTGTAAACATACTACGATCACCAAAAAAGAAACGTAAGATATTTAAAGTTCGACCAAGAGGTATTATTAATGCTCCAATAAAAAATATAATTATTCCAATGATAGTCATAATACTCGTTTCCATAAACTATTCGCTCCTTTGTAAATAAAGTATTAATGTAACGCGGTATAGAATGTAAAAAATCCTAAGAAAATACCAGGGATGTTAGCTGCAATGATCGGCCAATCGCGTTCTAACATCTTACTTGGCGAGTGGGGATGTGGCTTTTTTATTTTGTGGTTGTTACATATATTGTAGTAACCACTATTCCCACATACAGAGTCGGACTGTATCAAGTCACCGGAGTGGGAGAGAGGTTGTATTAATTTAAGGGAACATCGATCGTTTTATCATCAAAGAAAGATGGTTTATATTCCAATTTTAATTTGCTATCTTTTTTAGCTTGGCCAATTAAATTTCCAGAAACAGTTGCTCCTTTATCAAGAGTTCCGCTATCCAAAACATCCTTACTATATTCATCATTTGTTAATATTTCATCAAAATCAGTTGAATTACCGTCTGAATTTAATTTGAAATCATATGAATTATAGTCTTGCTTTTCATCACCTTTATTTGTAATGGTAACATTTACTATAACAAATTCGTTTCCACTCTTGGGAGTGTCCATATCATTGTCCCCATCCCAGTGTTTAACACTATTCACTTTAAAAGAGTAGCCTTTGTATGTAGCACTTTCACCAACCTTGTATGATTTTTTTAAAGATGATTTAGAACTGGATTTTGTAGCAGATGAGTTGTTATTGCTTGAAGAATCATTTCCGCTACCTAAAGCTCCACCAATAATAATAATTAAAATAATAGCAATTATCCAAACCCACCATTTTTTATACCAGGCCTTTTTTTCCTTGACGTTGTATGTTTTACCGTCTTCACCAGTTATAGTCTTTTTTGACATAACGATATACCTCCAATATGTACAGCTTTTAACGTCAATCAGTATTTGGACGTAAGGCTAATTAAATATCTATTTTTTCCTCAAATACATCATCTACCACATATCCCGCTTTGGATGGAATTCCAAAAGCGTCCATAAATTCAGTTGAATTATAAAAAATTAAACCATTTAAATCACAATATTCTAAAAGTATTTTTGTTGCACGTTTGTTAGCTTTATATTCTTCTTTACTATATACAGAATTGGCAGAAAAATTATTAGAGCCTTTATCTCCATTCAATATGTGGCTAATTTCGTGTGCAAATTGGAAGGGGATTTCTTCAGGATTCTTCCAATTATTATTCATAAAAACAACCCTTAATGCGGTGTTTGATTTTGGTGCTTGATCTGGTTCACGAATGCTATCAAATTGGTATCCGATTTGATTTGCAAAAGCATAATCTCTTAAAAACGTCATTAAATCGTCCATACAAAAACCTACTTCTTATTTTTATTATCTAAATAACCTTTAATGATCCCACGCATTACTTCACGCTCCTCATCACTAATCGGTTGCCCTTGATAGCTTCGCATTGAATTTAGAGCTTCTTCAACTTCCATGTCACGAGTATCATTCATAGGTTCTTCTTTTTCAGTTTCACCTAATAAATAATCTACAGATACACCTAAAGTTTTGGCTACAGAAGCTAATTTATCAGCCTGAGGGGTTTGAGTTTTCCATTTGTAAATCGAATTAGTACCAATACCTGATTTTTCAGCAGTGGTTTTTAAATTCCATCCTTTCTTATTTTTTGCAGTTTCTTTTATTCGCTCAACTAGCGTCATATCAACACTCCTAGTTGATGATTAAAAATAAAGTATCCGTTTGTATATTTTTTATTGACTTTAGTATCCAAGCGGATTATTATTAATTCATCAAGTAATTAAGCAATAAAAAACAGACCTATCTAAACAATAACTTTGGCGAGAGATTGTGGTGGCTGTAGGTTTTCTATTGCTTTTATTTATGAAGTAAGTGTATCCCGTTGGATACTTTTTGTCAATAACTTGATGAATAAAAAACAGAAAGGAAGTGGAAACTTTGACAGAAGAAGCAACATTAGAAAATCAAGCTTTAGAGCTCCAACTAAAAATTGAAATTGCTCGTAAGCGCAAAGGGATGACACAAGAACAATTGACTGCCGCTATTGGCGAGAAGTGGCCTTCAGTGGTAAGTAGAGCAATACGAGGTGATCAATCACCAAAATCCAAACGCGTTCGAGAAAAAATTTACAAAGTTTTAGGAATCTAGAAAGGAGAACCAAGCATGAAAAAGAAAATTACTATCACAGAAATTGATCCTGGAATGATCAAAAAACCGGCAAGTCTTTCCTTAATTCTTGAAAATGGCGATCAACTTATTAGTGAAACAAAAAAAGCCCAGCAACAAATTGCTGAACTAGATAAAACATTAGACCACATTAAACGCTTTAATCCTATTTTTCACTATTCAAAATAGTGACAGGAACAAATTAGACGTCTTTATCAAAGCGAAAGAAATTGGAATAAGCAATTTAGAAAGGAGGGAATGAAATGAAGAAACTAATTAACGTTTTATGGGCAATAGAAAAAGACCTCCGTATTATCGCAAGTAATACGGAAGCCTTAAAAAATAATAAAGGACTTATTGGATTTGATTCGATCACACATAAACCAAAATTTAAATAGTTTTAGAATGCTCTAGAAAATATTTAAAAGTCGAATCATAAACTTCAACTACACTAACAAAATCTTCTTCATTTTTCGGTCCATTGTTTAAAATTGTTTCAATTTCTCTAACATCCGAATCTTGATTTAAAGAATTTAGATAAGTTTGGACAGTCAACATAGCAAACTCATGAGCGCGTTGTTCCTTATTCATTATGTATCACCACCTTTATTGGACTAACTAAATTATACACACGAAAGAAGGAGAACAATATGAATGAATTACAAAATTTCAACTTTGAAGGAAACGAAGTACGAACTGTACTAATTAATGACGAACCATATTTTGTTGGCAAAGACATTGCTGATGTTCTTGGGTATTCAAATTCACAGAAAGCACTAATTGATCACGTGGATGAAGAGGATAAGAATACCGTAACAATTCGTGACGGTAATAAAGGAAACCCTAATCAAGTAGTTATTAACGAATCAGGGATGTACAGCTTAGTACTTTCAAGTAAGTTGCCAAATGCTAAGAAGTTTAAACGCTGGGTAACAAACGAAGTTCTGCCATCAATCCGAAAGCATGGTGCCTATATGACGGATGAAAAGATTGAAGAGGCTTTGCTGAATCCTGACACGATTATTAATCTAGCGACACAACTAAAAGAAGAACGTGAAGGTAGATTAATTGCTGAACAACAGGTTAAAGAATTCCAGCCTAAAGTTTCATACTACGACAGAGTTTTATCTAATGATGCATTAATGACTATTAGCCTAATTGCTAAGGATTATGGAATGAGTGGAGCTGGTATGAATAAATTGCTTCATGAATTGGGTGTTCAATACCGACAAGGTGGTACATGGCTACTATATGCAAAATATCAAAGAACTGGTTGGACACACTCAGAAACAAAGATGGTTCCTCGTAAAGATGGTACAGAAAAAGCAGTGCTTAATACTAAATGGACACAAAAGGGACGTTTAGGCTTGTACGAATTGTTAAAAACTAATGGATATCTTCCACTAATTGAAATGAAAGATGAGTCAGCAGTGTAGTTAAGTCGATAATTTGATGAATAAATAACAGAAAAGGAGAACTAAATGAATATTCAAGAAGCAGTAAAAGAGGCTGGTAAACAAAAAAGAGGGATTACCCGTAAATCATGGGGGCCTAATCCCATTTGGATGATTCCTACTAATACTACAAGCTGCATAGTGATAATGCAAAACGATAAAAAAATTAGTGTTCGTTGGAATCCTAGATCTCAAGACATTACAGCTACCGATTGGATTGTATATGGGTAACTTAAATAAATGGGATTAAAGATATACACAAGAAAGAGGGAAAACAAATGAATATTCAAGAAGCAGTAAAGCAAGCACTTAAAACGGGCAAAGGAATTCAACGTAAATCACAAGAAGAACTTCCTATCTGGTTTTTACCAACAAATACTCCTGTATATATTGCAATTATGGATGGAGAAAAGATGATAAGTAAAAAATGGAATCCAGAAGCCGATGATCTGCTGGCAAATGATTGGAAAATAAAAGAGTAGTTCCTAATAGAACCGCCCTTGATATTACTTAGTAGGAACTTTTGTTGAGATTAAAATATCAGTCAACAAATCACTACCAAATTGTAGTTCGATAAATCCTGAATCTTCAAGCGAAAGTAGAGATTGTGCAAAATCCATATCGCTTAGAGTAGAAGCTTTGCGAACTTTCGAAAAGTCTATATTGGTCGGACGACTATCGTCAGCAAGTTCAATTATCGTATTTAACAATTTTTCATTTGAATTCACTTGTATCACCACCCTTTAACTAAATTATATGCATGAAAGAAGAGAACAAAAGTGAAAATACAAGGCTGGTTAGAAGACCATGAACGGGGATTAATAGCACTTAGTGGATTTTTATTAGGTGCACTAGGTGGAATATGTGGAGCAATTCTCGTTATCTGGTTACTTAATTAGTAAATCATTAATTACCCACCTTTTATTGAACTAATTAAATTATACACATGAAAGAAGGAAAATAACATGAACAAATTAGTAATTATGAAAGACCAACAAGCAGTAACGACTAGCTTACAAGTAGCAGACGGACAAACAACGTTAGGAGCATAGAAATGACAGTAAACAAAAACAGATTGTCTGATGACAAGTATCCAATGCTAATGGACAAAAAAACAGTAGCAGAGTATTTAGGAGTTTCTAAAAGTTCAGTTGATGTTTTTATTTTAAACGACAACTTGAGTGCAGCAGCTTTTGAACCTAGCAAGCTTAAGCGAAACTTTTTTATCAAAATAAAAGTTAATAAATGGCTGGAGGAATTGTAATGGTTGTATCAGTAAGCATAGGACAATTAGCGTTTTATCTAATTTCAGTAGTAGTGGCAGGATTAATTGGGCATTCAATTAAAGGAGGTGAGAAGTAATGAAGATGGTAAGAATTACAGAATATTTGTATTTGAATTCAGATTTTATTGAATCCGTTGAAGCTGATAGTGAAGAATCAGTAATCATAACAATGACAAGTGGGGCGATATTTAGTCCGAACGTTTCTATCAAAAAAGTGCTCGACACTATTTGCGGTAGCGAGGGGCACCTATGAAAAAAAGATAATCAATTTGTACTAATTATAAAAAATGTTAGCTATATGAATAAGGATTTTAGAAAACCAAATAATACCTTCATATGAGGATTTTACGGTACCAATAAAAACAGCAAAATTACATGCGTAAGTGATTAGTGTTGAAACAATTATGGAAGGAGATACCCCATCATTAACCATTTCATCATGCATTTGTGCAAATTCCTTAGCAAGATAAATGTCTTCATCAATAAAATTTTCAGAATTTACATTGTTATCGCTGGATGTCTCAGTTGGGCTCCATTCTCTATCTTCAAAAACGGCTTCATTATTTTCCAGATCACTTGTACCTTGATAGCTTTGTTCGTCCATTTCTTTCATCTTCACAGATGGGTTTCGAGATACTTGCGCCACATTCTCGGTATCAACAAATGAGTCATTAATGATTTTTGAAAGTCTATCCCATGCGATAGCTGATTGCATATTAGTTCTAGTAGCGTTGGCAATCATCTTACTGATTTCACTTTGATTATAAAATATGGGTGATTTTCTCAGTGCTTCCGTACTCTTAATTATTGCTTGTGCAGACGAAGCTATGTTCGTAATAGCGGAATATTGTTTTGTAAATGCTGTATACGAAGTAAGCGCAGATGTAATATCTGAAAAGTTGTTTTGGTAGACATTGGATTTCGATGTAAGTGCCATAACCCGTTTTAACGATTCGGATACTCCAGTATTAGAGTATGAGTTTGAAATTGTACTAGCAACTTTCAAAGATTGCACAATGGTTGGACTTGAAAAACCATTGATTAGACTTTTATTGAACTGTGAGCTTGTTTTGTTTTCATTCACTTATTATCACCTCCAATATTAATAGAATTCATAGCAATCGGTGTAGTGAACGATTGCCATAAGCTAAGTATAATGCTTTACAACATATAGTGAACCGTTGAATTTAATATCGACATATGGTAGGAGATGAAAATTATGTGGGAAAAAGTGCAAAAGATATTAACTGATAGAAATATGACTATAAATCAACTTTCAAATTTAATGGGATATACAAGGAATTCAACATTGTACTCATTCAAAAATGGAAAGATTAGGAGACCAAGTTTTGAACTAATGGAAAAAATAGCGGACGCATTGGAAGTGAGCTTGGATGAATTTAGAACAAAATAAAAAGCCCGCTACGGCAATAGCGGACTTAGAAAACAAATAATATCAAAGGAAGTATAACACAAATGAATCAACAACAGTTAGAACAATCTGAACGTGAATACGAACAAGAACGAGAGCGTAAGGAAATTGAAGCATTATTTGGCAAAGAATAGGACTGACTTGACTTAAATAAAGGAGGAAACAAGTATGCTACAACAAACAATCGACGTTACAACAACGCCAGAGCTTAATAAAGCTCTATATGAAACTCAAAAAGTTCTTACTCAACCATCGAAAAATAAAGATGCACATTATGGTAAATATGCTGACTTAAGTGCAATAGACAAAGCAATCCGTAAAGCAATCATTACGGCAGATTCAGGCATTAGCTTTTCACAAGGAGTGATTGATGATGCTAATGCGAACGGCAAGGTTTCACACAAGATTTATACGGTTATTCGTCATGTTAGTGGTGAAGAAAAGATCATCTACGGTGATTCATTCCCAGATGATTCAAACATGCAAAAGCAGGGTGCAAATGAAACCTATGCTAAGCGGACAAGTTTGTGTCTAGCATTCGGTATTGTTGCAGATGATGATGATGATGGGCAAGGCGTTTCATTACTTGAACAGTATCAGAAAAAAGAAGAGGAAAGCAAACTTAAAGTTATTGCTTACCTTAAGGACAACATTAAGAAAGTTAATAAAGACGTTTCTGAACGAGTATTTGCCGTCTTAGGTAAGAAAGATAAGACGTTAGATCATTTGAGTTATCGTCAAGCTTTGATTTTAAGTGGAGCATTGATGTATGAACTTTCAAGAGAAAACACCGAAGAATAGGAAGGTATGGAAGAATGAGACAAATTACAATTTCTGGAAACATTGGAAAAGATGCAGAACTACGAAGTACTAACAATGGCATGCAAGTGTCCAATTTTAATGTAGCAGTACGACAGAATCGACCAGATAAAGATGGTAATTATGGTACAGATTGGTTTAGGTGTGCCGTATGGGGAAAACGAGCGCAGACAGTAAATAATTACTTTAAAAAAGGCAGTCATGTGACTGTTACGGGATCCTTAAATGTCAGTCAATACAACGGTGAAACACAACTTAGTATTGACGTATCAGACTTCGACTTACCAGATAATCGCAATACAAACAATGCTAATTCAACAAATAGAAATAGCAATAATTCCTTTAACAATGGTAGTCAATCAATTGATGTTGGTGACGATGATTTACCATTTTAAACTGCTCGGAGATGAAAGCAAATGGCGCAAAGAAGAATGCTAAGTAAGCAGATTACAGAAACAGATATTTTTATGGACATGCCATTGTCAGCACAAGCATTGTACTTACATTTAATTATGAATGCTGATGATGACGGATTCATTGGAAATGCGAGAACTATTTTAAGAATGGTCGGAGCAAGCAACGATGATCTAAAACTCTTAATTGCCAAGCAGTTCATACTCTCTTTTGATGATGGAATTACCGTGGTTAAAGATTGGCGAATCCATAATTATATTCAAAAAGACCGATATCACAGAACTATGTACAAAGAACATCTCGAAGAATTAGAAGTCAATGATAACGGCGCTTATATCAAAGGGAAGCCAATGTATACAGATTGTATACAAGATGTATCCAAAATGGATACCCAGGTTAGGTTAGGTAAGGTTAGGTTAGGTAAGGATATTAATATATATAGTCCATCTGGCGATGAACTGTCTTCTTTTGAAAACGACTTTGAAGTTATTTGGAAAGAGTATCCAAACAAAACAGGTAAAAAGCAGGCCTTTAATCATTACAAAGCTTGGAGAAAAAAGAACAAGAAAAATACTAATGATTATTTGATGAATAAATTGGCTATGTACAAAAAGCATCTAGCGCTTAATTCGTGGAAGAAACCTATGAATGGTTCAACCTGGTTTAACGGTCGTTTCGATGATGAGTTAGACATGACAGTCCAAACACAATCAAAACGAGTTGTTCAAAGGGAGACGTTACCAGATTGGGCGTTAGATACAAATGATTCGACAAATAAAACTAGTGAAAAAAGCACAGCAAGCTTTGAAGAGATTAACGATATGCTAGAAAAACTAAATAAGAGAAAAAGTAATGATTAGATTAACAATTCCGGGTGAGCCAGTACCAGCTAGTAGACCACGAGTTACAAGACGTGGATTTGCATTTACGGCTGAACCATATAGAAGCTACAAAAAAATGGCTCATCAGGTAATCAAAGAACGGTATTCAACAGAACCACTGCAGGGAGCACTGCATGTACAAATTAAATTCTATCGATCAGTTCAAAAGAGTGTTTCAAAAGTAGAACGCCGTAGAAGGCTATCAGGAGTCCATAGACCAACGATGAAGCCCGACATAGATAATCTATTTAAAGCAGTTACAGACGCCTGTACAGGAATCGTATGGAAGGATGACAACCAGATTGTAAGTACTAAGTCCGACAAATTCTATTCAGAAGAACCACGAGTAGAAATTTATGTGGAGGAGCTATGAAACTATGAATTTTAAAAATTTAACTAGTGAGGAACGCATTGTGGCAAATTTTATTAGCGAGGCTTTCGAAGAACACAATCAAAGCATGATAAGCGCTATTGTTTGGATCAATAACCACACTAACTATTTAGTCAATCAGCGCCCAGATGTACATAGAGCGATGAACAATTTAACAAATAAGCAATTTAATCATGTGATTGCAGAAATATTATTACCATTTTAGGAGGAGATTAAGTACAGAATCAGAAGAAACTGACATTTAAACATAAATATTAAATCAAGATTGAGGTTAATAATTACATGAAAAAACTTTCAGAAATGACAACAGAGGACATCGTCCGTGAATTGTATGGAAATGATTACACTTTGCAAGAATTAGATCGGATTAAAGAAGCACTTGAAGAACAGTATCAAGAATGGCGTAAACGTAATTTTAACTAGGGGGAACGAAAAGAATGTATGTAATCGAGAATACAGCCAACGGTAGATATTACCGAAAGTTAGGAGTAGAAACACACCAGTATACCGATATTAAACATGCCACTCCTTTTAGCAAGTGGAAAAAGGCAAAACAAAAAGCAGATATTTTACACGCTGCAATTAGTCCAATTGGCGAACAAATTAATTTTGAGGTCAAACAGCACAAGTTTTACGTGTTAAAGAATCGAAATGATAAAGGCTACATGAATCAAGTTTCGTATAGTGCACCGAAAGACAAGGCGATTATGTTTGCTAGTGAAGAAGACGCTAAGCGTGAAGCAATTGATCTAGCTACTGCTATGGCAAGAGTTGGTGTCGAACTTAGTTTTAAAGTGGAGGAAATATAAAGAAAGCTGGTGTAAACGATGTTTAGATTAATTGGAAATGTGTCAAAAGAAGTATATTACGAAGCAGAAAATGCTTCTGATTTGAATAAGTGGCGATTAGATAACTTCATCAAGGGCTCTCAAGCAGATGGACATATGGTAAGCCAATATGATGCTCCAGAAGCCATGGTGATTGTGAAAGGTAATTCGGTTAAATCAAAAGAAGAACACTTGCGTGATCTATTGGATCAAGGGAAGTTCGAAGAATATCGCAAAATAACCATGGGAAATTCCGATCGTGATATTGAAGTGTATGGAAGTGGTAAAGATGTACCAGAACTTATTAATCGTCGCAAAAAGGTTGAGAAGCTATTCAGACAAGGAATTACAAATACCGCTGAAATTGCAAGTGAGGTGCAAGCTTCAAGAAGTACGGTGAATTTTGACCTTAGGGCATTACGTAAGACTTATCCCGAACTAAGGCAAAAAAGAGCTAGATCATAAGGCTACATAATCAAGGAAAAATTTAGGAGGTAGAAGATGAGTAAGTCTCAACTGAAAAAGGAACAACAAGATAATAACGAATTTATTTTTAAACATAAAGGCAGAGTTATTCCGCCACCAAATACAAAAATAGAAGATGTTGGTGAAGTGATTTTTTGCCGTGATATTATGACAGCGTTTGTGATTGTTCATAAACATAAATAAACCAGCAGAGAATCAGCAGAAAAATGTGTAGATAAATCGTAAATAAATCAAATAAAAAAGCGTTGATATGACGGCGTTTATGATTGTTTTTAAAAGCAAATCAAAAGTAAATTTGCAGAAAACCTGCAGAAAGCCAGCAGAAAAATTGGAGGATTAAGTATGGACAAAAGTGAATTAGATAAAATGATGGGTGATGCTTTTGAAAATGCAAAAGTATCGTACCATTTATATGATGCAGTTAAGAATATTAAAAAATGGGGTGCAGTACGTGGCATTACAGATGGCGACCCTAGCCGACAATTGAATAAATTAACCGAAGAATTAGGTGAATTAGCAGAAGGATTCAACAAGAGAGTTCCAGAACAAGTTGAGGATAGCCTAGGCGATATGTTCGTTGTTATGACGTTATTCGCTGAACAGAACGGATTAGATATCGTTGATTGTATCCAAACGGCGTACGAAACGATTAAGGATCGTGAAGGAAAAACTGTTGATGGCGTGTTTATTAAATCAGAAGATTTGGAGGACTAACAATGCTAAAAGAATACCGTAAAACAGCAACAATCTTATGAAGAGGTGGAATAGATGGTAGTGACAATTTTAATAGCAGTTATGATTTTTACAATAGTATCGGCTAGTGTATGTTATATCAAACTAATAAACGTAACTAAACGTGTTGATGATTTGCATTGCGATACATTGACAGAATATGAAAGTCTCAACGAACAAGTTGAAAATCAGCAAGAAAAAATTGACAAATTTAGCAAACGGTTAAATGCGATGGAATGCGCGAATAAGTTAGGAATGAAGCTTTCAGACAATGGAACGTATTCATTTGATGGAATCTATGTAATCGAGAGAAATCGATGGAATCTTTTCAATTACGGCAACACGATGATTAGAAATCCATATGTGGACGATGGAACACTACGTGGAGAAAGTGAGAATCACAAAGAAATTAGTAAGGAAATCACCAACAGCATTGCTAGCAGATTTAGAAAAGCAACAGATGATGAACAGAAGGAGTTTATCAAGGAGTATAACATTCACATGTAGAAGAAATATACGAGGCGAGGGCATGGTAGTTTATGTACTTTATTGGCAAAAATACGATGATGTTGAAATTTGGGGTGTTTATTCAAGCGTTGAAGAAGCTGAAAAACAGATACCAGATGACGTTGGAAATGATTATGAGTACGAAGGATTCCATATCGAAGAGTTTGAATTAGATGATTAGGCTAGGTAAGGAGGAATAACATTGGTAGCAAAGGCGAAGCGGATAAGACCAACAAAAGAACAGTGGCACGAACTTAATCGTTTATTAGATGATGTGGTTAAAATTGGACATACCAACAAACGTGTTTGTGATTGCGAAAGCTGCACAAAATTAAGAAATTATTCAAAATCTATTGGCCTATTAAACGAAGAGCCTATTGATAATAAGAAGTGGGATCAACGCAAGCTAGAAACAAAATATAGGCATCAAAAAGACGCTTGCAAAATTATGAAGTTGGCTAATCAAGGATATAGCAGAATTGAAATTGCCAAAGATATCAAGCGCAGTAAAAATTACGTAGACAAGCTAATTGTTGAATTCCAAATTGAAATTAAAAAGCTTAAGCAGGGTCGACCTATAAAAAAGTAGGATATAAAAAAAGCCACAGCTATCGCTATGACAATATTATACACAAATATTATTATACTACGGGAGCTGAGGGCGTGTCATTATTACCAGAATTAGATGAAGTTAAGACCATAGAAAAAGTAAAATGTTTTTTTGAAAAAGAATTCCCAACATTGCAGAACATGGCACATACTGTATTTGTCGATATTAAATCGCCAGTAATTAGTGGCATGCCAGTATCCCATAGTGCTGATAATGGGGCGGAAACTAAAGTTACTTTACATGCTTATGCCAAAGATATTTTAGGTAAAGTAATTAAGGCATGTGGTGGATTGGATCAAAAACATCGACAAATACTAGAAATGAAATACATGGGCATTTGCTGATATAGATGACTTTAGAGTCTTTAAATTCGGACAAAGAGACGACACACGTCGGACATAAGTAAGGTTATATTAGTATTATCGAAAGATTAGTAAATGAATATCATTACACAAGCAAGGCAAGCAATTAATCTTTCAAGTGAGGCAAATGGTTAACAAGCACGATTCTTTTCGACAAATAAATTATTAGGAGACGTGTAGCTTGTTGTAAGGTTCAATTCCTTGCTGTCTTTATTGCATAATAATCTAGTATTTTTTAAGTTGAACTGTTTTCTATTTAAGGTATAATGGCGTTTGTAAGTATTTTACTTTAAAAAAAGAGGGCGATTCAATGGGAAAATTAGTTAAAGAAGTTGAAGAATATCAATTAAGCGATGAGTTAGGTAAAATTTTAGTAACAGGGATTATTAACGGAAACAGATCCTACGCAATTGAACGAACAAGAAAGTCTAAAGAGATGATTGTTTCAAGTGCTTATCAATGGACTAGAGCAAATCATATCGATAATGCTATATACAACGAATTTGAAGCCGAAAGTAAAACAGATCAAGTTGGAAATAAAGTAGCTACAGCTGGGTATACATGGGATTACGTACAATTTTTATTCAAAAATAAAAATGCTGTATTAATTGTTAAGCCAGGTGAATTTAGAGATGCAAAATACGGTACAGCAATCGACTCAAAACACCAACAACAAGAATACATGAAAAAGTTAGCGAAATTAAACAAAAATAATTTTCGTAATTCAGATAACGATGATAATTTCACAGAGCAATTAGTATTATTTGATTCCCCAACAGACATAATTAAAGCTGAAGAGCATTTTGATAAGAAAGATTTAACAGATGTGGATAAATTTTACATTTTAGCATACTCTTTGAATCATGAATCAGAGATTAGTGCTGTTAAATTATTTATGCCAAGTCCGGAAGACAAAAAAGTTGTATTGATACAAGATTTTTCATCTTTTATCGGTGATGCAGCTGCATTAAATGATGAACAAAAATCAGCTGTTAAACACGATCAACTAGCAGGAAAACAAGGGTTTTATGGAGTTAATAGTATTGAATATGAAGCTAAAGAATATGAAGGTGGTAAATAATAAGCCACTAAATAATAAGGGGGAAGTGTCGTGAAATTTAACGGTATGATTCTCCAAGATACCAGAGAAGCTTTTAATATGTCGAGACGTGATTTAGCTGATAAGTTAGGGGTTTCAGAGCAAAGTGTTTGGCAATATGAAACTGGTGTATCATTCCCTAAATTTGAAGTAATAAATTCTCTTAAGAGAGTGTTCGGAGTAGAATTGAGTTATTTTCAAAAAGATATTAGTAATCCTAAAATAGTTAGAAACTCGCAAGTTGCTTATAGAGCCTCTTTAAGAGGGTCTATGAAAAATACAAAAAGAGAAACGTTATATTTAAGTGTAATTGATAGCTTTTTAAATGAACTTTTAAATTATGTGACGTTGCCAGAGCCTGCTATTTTAAGTTTAAGTAATAAAGTAATTAAATTAAAGTTAAATGGGGCTTCGCTTGATGAAGTAGCATCCTATGTTAGGAAAAACTTAAAAATAGATTCTAATAATAATTTTATGATGGCTTCTATTGAAAAATCTGGAGTGTTTATATTAGAACGTTCCTTAAATGATAACGTCGATGCATATAGCGCATGGACTGATAACAATCGACCTTATATAATTTTAGGTACCGAAAAGAAAGGCCCCAGAAGGCTGTTTGATTTAGCTCATGAATTAGGACACGTTTTGTTGCATCGTAATTTGGAATTTGATGCTCCAGAAACTACTCCTATCTCAAGGTCTTTAGAAAAAGAAGCAAACGAATTTGCAGCATCATTTACGTTGCCTAAATCAGAATTTACAAAATTATTTCTAAACAATGTAAAAGATCCTACTAATCCTAAGGACTACTTAGAATTAAAAGAGTACTTTCAAATGTCGATTGCAGCCTTAGAAATGAGGGCTCATAGACTTAAATTGATATCAAAGGAACAGTCTAGTAGATTTTGGGCTAGAATGAATAAATTCGGATTCAAAAAGGAAGAACCTTTAGATGAAAAAATTCCATTTTATGTTCCGGGTAAAATTTATGCCATATTTAATTCTCTTAGTAGGCGACAATTACAATCTCTGTATAATAAAACGGGTGTTTCAAGAAAATACATCAATGATCTTATAATACCTAATGCTGAAGATAGAGTAACTTTTATGAAAACAGATGATGTTTATGCTAAAAAAGGTAATATTATACCTATATCTAGGTAATTATTTAGTCGTTAAATTTTCTGATATTACAATAAATTAAAATACGAGTCACATAACTTAATTGTTGTGTGGCTTTTTATTATGGAGGTAAATGGTATGGCAGGAATTAAAATGCACCATTGCTATCATGTCGGTTGTCATGAGTTATTACCGTTTGAAGTAAAGTATTGCAGGAAGCACACGATTAGGAGGAAGCAACATGCCAAGGACAAGAAGATGCCGCTATCCTAACTGCCATGCAATGGTTACGTTCCCTGACCACTATTGCAGTGAACACTATGAACATGAAGCTGAGTACTTGGCTAGTCGGCAACGTTGGGCACGTGGTAATGACAAACAGTACACACATAAATACAATACAGTCACTCGCTATCGCAATGAAGATAAGCGTCAGCAATACAACTTCTATCGGACAAGGCAATGGTCACACCTAAGGCAACGGGTCTTGGAGCGTGACCATTACTTATGTGCTTACTGCAAAGTGCAAGGCGTTATCACACCTGCTAAGACTGTGGATCACATTGTCCCGATTGAGTTTGACGAAACATTGAAAGCTAACATTGCTAACTTAGCTGTAATATGTGGGAGTTGCCATCGGGCTAAGACAGACTGGGAACAATCATACTATGGCACAGGCAATGGCAATGAGTTACAAAGCGTAACATCAATCAATGATGTATCTTCAATCGTTGTGTTGATGAGCAATTGATTTATTGGTGTCTATCGTGCGATTTAAGCGACTTTAAATTTATGAGTGTAATTTATATTAGACGGTAATTAAAACAACCCCCCCGCCCCTTATACGTCTAGGGGAGAGCACACACATTGGAAATCGCGTGTGATAGAAACAATTTTTGAAAATTTTTAGGTAGGGGGGGTCACCAAATAATGAAAGGAGGCATATAAAATGAAAAAAGTGGATAAAGACGTCAACGGCGGTAAATTATCACGTACACCTCCAGCTTACTTAGGCCGGCAGGCTAAGGTCGTTTGGCGTCGATTAGTTCCCTTTTTAGAAGACAATACCCCGGTTAAGCGCATTGATAGCGGGCTTGTAGAGCAATATGCTTCCCAATACGAGATTTATCGCAATGCGTATAAACATATTCAGGAAAACGGTGAAGTCCAAGAAATCTATAAAACGTTACAAGATCAGACCGGCAAAATAATTGGTCGAGACTTCGTGGGCTACAAACGTAATCCTATGACTCAAATTTACGACTCAGCGGTTAAAAATCTGACTAAACTAGGCGCTGAACTGGGATTGTCGCCAAAATCTCGTAGTGATTTAATCAAGTTAAGCTTAGATGACCACAAAGACGAGCGAAGCGTCGCTGATCGTATGAAAGAATTTTTAGGAGGATAATAATGAAGGTTGATTTAACACAAACACATGATGTTATTGGAGCTTATCAAGCATTGGACTGCTCAGCGATTCGCCAACAATATACAGACGCAGGAACTCAGTACGCTTTAGATGTTTTAGATCAGAAGATAACTACTGGTTATTTGATCAAGTTAGCGGCTTTCCGCCATATTAGAGACTTGCAACGACAAGGTAGCGTTGAATTCCCATTTGCTTATTCGGTAAAGCGAGTGGATCAAGTGCTTAAATTTGCTTCCATTTGTCCGAACGTTGATACAGGCGAACCAACTAAACTAATGCCGTGGCAAAAGTTCATTATGGCGATGTTAATTGGCTGGCGTAACGATGACGGTGGTAAGCGGTTCTCACGGTCTATTGTTTCCGTTTCACGTGGCCAAGGTAAAACTTACCTTATGGCGATTATCACGGCCTATAGTTTTCTAATTGAATCATTGGGACTATCTAACCAAGATTATTTAGTTTCATCCATTAATTACAAACAAACAAGCAAGATTCTGGGCTACATTAAGTCAATGCTTGCTAAGATTGCAACTATTGAGCCGTTTAAGTCATTGATTGCTGATAGTGGATTAGATACACGGACATTGTCATCTCAATCTGACCAAGTTGTTATGAGTAGTAACAACAACAAGCTGCGAGCAATCAGTCATGAAGCCGGCCAGTATGATAGTTTTCATTTCACAACTGCTATTTTTGATGAAATTGGTGAAATTAAGACACGGCAGAAGATTTCTAAAATTGTGTCAGGCCAAGTTAAGGTGCGTAATAAGCAATTTATTCAAATTTCAACGGCATATCCTGATCCAACCGTACCATTCCATGATGATGAGCGTATGATTCAGCAAGCCATGGAACAGGATTACTTGCGAGACGCTGATACATATTTGGGGCTTATTTGGTCGCAGGATGATTTGAATGAAACTTACAAGCCCGATACGTGGGTTAAAAGTAATCCATTGCTAGATTTACCAAGCCAATGAGAAGTGCTGCTGAACGGCTTGACAGATAAGCGCGATTCTGACGCTTTGTCTGGCACACTCAACGACTTTCAAAACAAAAACCTTAATTTGTGGCTAGAGCAATCGACTGACAGCTTTTTGAAGCTGCCTGACGTTGAAAAAGCCATTGTGCCAGCGTTTAGTTTTGATGATCGGCAAGTCTATATTGGATTTGACTACTCGATGTTTAGTGATAACACGGCGTTAGCGTTTGTATTTCCTTATCGTGATAATCATGGAAAGCCACGATGGTTTATTTATCAGCATAGCTTTATTCCCTGGCAGAAAGCTGGTTCGATTGAAGCTAAAGAGAAGCAAGACGGTATTAATTATCGGGGCTTAGCTAAAAAGGGATTCTGCACAATTAGTAGCCACCCACAAGGACTAATCAATGACGAACAAGTCTATCAATGGCTGCTTAAATTTGTTGAGCAGCATCGACTGGAAGTTGTTTTCTTTGGTTATGACGCTTGGGGACTAACGCCCACAATTAAGCAATTAGATTTGAATTCAGGGTGGCCGTTGCAAGCCATTCGGCAGCGAACTAGTGAATTGAAAGATCCAACTAAGTTTTTGCAGACAATGTTTGTTGAAGGCTCAGTCGACCGCTTGGATGATCGAATTATGGAAAAGGCGTTACTAAATGCTGAAATTTATGAAGATAAAATTGGTATTCAAGTCGACAAGGCTAAAGCGACATTGAAGATTGACGTGGTAGATGCGTTAATTGACGCCCTATTCCAAGCCATGTATCACTTTGAAGACTTTGCAGATGTGAACAATCCTGATAAACAGGTCGAACGTATGAACGAAAAACAAGTTCTTGAATGGTTTAATAATCCGGAATCGGGATTGCTAGGAGATGATATGAATGATTTTTAAACAATTTTTTGCAACTATCTGGCGTTACTTTGATGTGTTGTGCTTTATTCTAGGTATGATTGCTGGAGTATATGCAGCCTTTTTATTTGGTCAAGCACAAGGTGTTCTAGCAATTGCTGTAGCTTTGTTTTTAGTTGGCTGGCTTTCAGAAGTCGTAACCGCTGGCCAAAAAGGAGGTGATTAATAATGCCTTTTTTTGAACCACCAACAGCAATCAATAATTCAACTAATATTCAAAGCGTACCAGTAGAAGACGACAATATCGTTAATTTTTTGTCACCAACTGGCGATAATGAATATGTTAGTGCCAAGGATGCTTTGGAAAATTCGGATATTTATTCAGCGGTTAATCAAATATCTGGGGACTTAGCTACTATACAGTTAACGGCCAGTATGCCACGAGCGCAAGGGATTCTAAACAATCCCAGCACGACAGCTAACGGACATACGTTTTGGCAGTCTATGTATTCCCAATTGTTATTGGGTGGTGAATGTTTTGCATATCGCTGGCGCAATCCTAACGGTTTAGATTTACGCTGGGAATATTTGCGACCTAGCCAAGTGCAAACTTACTTATTAGATGATGGCAGTGGCTTAACCTATACGGTTACTTTTGACGAGCCTGATTTGGGTGTTCTCCAATATGTACCGCAGTCTGACATGATTCACATTCGTTGGGCTAGCACCGATGGCGGTATGACAGGTAACAGTCCATTAAAAGCATTATCAAATGAGTTACAAGTCAAGAGTTCATCTAATAGTTTAACGTTGGCTGCATTAGCACGTTCAATTAGTGCTCCCGGCGTTCTATCTATTCAGCATGGTGGACTGTTAAGCGAAAAAATGAAAGCTAGCCATTCACGCAACTTCATGAAACAGGTTAACAATTCAAACGGTGGCCCAGTAGTTATTGATCAACTTGAAGATTACAAGCCACTAGAAATGAAAGCCGATGTTACTAAACTGTTAAGTCAAACAGATTGGACGAGCAAACAAATTGCTAAAGTCTTTGGCATTCCTGATAGCTATTTGAATGGCCAAGGTGACCAACAAAGTAATATCGACCAAATTAAAGGCATGTACACCAACGCCCTTAATCGCTATTTACAGGCGATTTTAGCTGAGTTGGATAATAAGCTTAATGCTAAGATAACAGCCAATATACGGACTGCTGTCGACCCATTGGGAGATTCGTTTGCAGCTACATTATCTGGGCTAACTAAAGATGGCACAATTGCTAACAATCAAGCAACTTGGTTACTACAGCAGACTGGTTATTTTCCAGATGAAATGCCTGCTGCTAAATCAGAAAAAGGAGGTGATAATGATGACAAAGAAAGTGATGATTAAAGGTGATATTGTTGATGATCAAACAGCCGGTTTCTATCAGTTCTTCGGAATGCCAGCAGTATCACCTTCGGGTGTTGCTAACATTTTAAATGATGACAGTGGCGATGACGATGACGATGGTGATGACGAAGCACTTGAAGTTGATATTGCTTCCAATGGTGGCGACGTTTTCGCAGCTAGTGAAATCTACACTATGCTAAAAAATTATGCTGGCAATGTAACAGTTAACATTCAAGGCCTAGCAGCTAGTGCGGCAAGCGTGATTGCTATGGCTGGTGATCATATCAACATTTCACCAACTGCTCAAATTATGATCCACAAGGCTTGGTCACAACCCGCTGGAAATGCTGACGATTTGGAGCATGAAGCCAGTGTTTTAAATGGCATTGATCAATCAATTGCCAGCGCTTATGAAGCTAAAACTGGCATGGATCAAGCCGACTTACTACAATTAATGGCCAATGAAACATGGTTAACCGCTAGTGATGCTGTAGATAAGGGCTTCGCTGACGAAATTATGTTTGCTAATGACCAACAATTGAAACCGGTGAATGCTATTTCACACATTCCGCCTAAAGCTGCAGTTAATAAGCTAATGAATTTAATTTACAAGGCGGATAAGGATAAAGCTAAGCCGTCTAAAGAAGAAAATACTACTAATAGTCAATCTGCTGAATTACGAAACAGCAAATTGGCTATTTTATTTGAAAAAAATCAAAAGGAGGCCAACTAATGGCTAATATTAACACAATCAATGACGCTTGGATTGCCCAAGGTCAAAAGGTATCAGACTTAAACGACAAATTAAACGCAGCTGTCCTTGACGACAGCTTTGACCAAGAACAATTTAAAGCAATGAAAAAAGATCGCGACAATGCGGTTGCTCGTCGTGACGCTTTACATGAACAATTAGAAGAAGAACGTAAGGCTCAAGAAATTGCCAATATGGATGATAAGGACAAGACTCCACTTGATGATAAAGAAAAAAACATCAAAGATGAGTTCATTAAGAATTTCCAAGGCATGATTAAAGGTGACCCGAAGGTTATGAACTTGGTAACTTCATCTACTGACGAAAGCGGCAACGCAATTGGTTTGACTATCCCTCAAGATATTCAAACAGCAATTAACACATTAGTTCGTAAATACGATTCATTACAACAATACGTTAACCGAGAAGCTGTTACAACTCAATCTGGGTCACGAGTTTACGAAAAATGGACTGACGTTACTCCATTAGCTGATTTAGATGATGAAACAGCTACGATTGGTGACAATGATGATCCTAAGCTATCTATTATCAAATACACTATTCATCGTTATGCTGGTATTACTACTGCCACTAATTCTTTACTAAAAGATACAGCCGACAATATCTTAGCTTGGTTGTCTGGATGGATTGCTAAGAAGGTTGTTGTTACTCGCAATGCTAAGATTATTGCAGCAATGAACGCAGCACCTAAGAAACCTAGTTTGGCTAAGTTTGATGACATTATTACTATGATTAACACTGCTGTTGATCCTGCCATTAAGTCGACATCATTCTTAATGACAAACACTTCTGGTTTAAATGTACTTTCAGAAGTTAAGGATGCTATGGGACGTTACCTATTACAACCAGATCCAACACAACCCGACCAATACTTAATCCGTGGCAAACGAATTGTGGAAGTGGCTGACAAGTGGTTGCCTAACGTTGGAACTGCTTCAGCACCAGCTTATCCACTTTACTATGGTGACTTATCACAAGCAGTAACTTTGTTTGACCGAGAAAACCTTTCATTGTTGACTACAAATATTGGCGGTGGTGCATTTGAAAAGGATCAAACTAAGATTCGTGTAATTGACCGTTTTGATGTTGAAGCTACTGATGCGGATGCATTTGTTGCCGGTTCATTCAGTGCAATTGCTGACCAACCAGCAAGCTTTGCAGCTAGTGCTGCTCCAGCAGCTAGCAAGTAATTAGTCAATCATGTCGCCGATAAATACACAGTACAGTGATAAACTGGGCGGCTAAGTAAGGATGTGATTTAAGTGGCAGCCAATTTAGAAACATTGAAATCGTCTTTGCGAATTGATGGAGATGATGATGACGATCTGCTAGAAGGATATTTGACAGCAGCCACTAGTTATATTAAACAGGCCATTGGAGACGACAATATCGTTCCGGGGTTCTATGAAATGGAAGGTGTAAGCAACTTGTTTGAAACTGCTGTTTATGCCTTAGCTGGTTCATACTGGTATTACCGGACATCAATCACTTCAAACACTGTTAATCCAGTCGACTTAGTTGTTGATTCAATCATAGGTCAATTGCGAGGCCTGTATAACCAAAAACAGGATGAGGTGAACGACAATGGCAACTAATAAGTTAACTCCAGTTGACTTTAACCAACGTATACAGATTGGCACTGTTAAAACTATTCAAAATCCTATTAATGGAACTAGCAAACAGACATTTGTTAGTCAGTTTAGTTTATATTGTGCACCCTATACACGATCAATTGCATCTTCGTATCAACTTACAGCTGAACAATTAGAGCAAGTAGTAGTCATTATTAGGCATAATCCTAAAGTTTATGAAGGCATTAAGTGTCAGTATAAAAGTAAACTTTACGATGTAATCAATGACAGCATAGATGATTCTAGTAATTATCTATCTTGCGATTATTTAACGCTCAAACAGGTTACTAAGGGGGCTTAGCTATGACAAATGATAACATATACGACCAATTTGAAGACTGGCTTAAAGACGTTCACAAGCTAGTCCCTAACGAAGCTGAACAGGAGCGGATAACCAAAGTCGGAGCTAAGAAGTTAGCTGATAACTTGACGGAAGTTGCGAGAAAGAAACATTACAGCTCACATAAAGACGAGAAGTACGGACATATGGCTGACAATATAAGCTATAACGGCAATGACATAGACGGTGAACATGATGGCAAATCAATTGTTGGGTGGACTAATAAGTTCCATGATATGAATGCTAGGCGGTTAAATGATGGGACTAAGCACATTAAAGCTGACCACTTTGTTGACCAGAACCTAGCCGACTCACAAGATGATGTATTTAATGCCATGCTAGATGAATACAAGAAGGGGGACGATGACTAGTGTTATTACCAGTATCACAGGTGGCCAGCCTAGTTAACACCCTCAAATTAACGTGGGTTGATAAAGTCTACCTTAATGAAATACCTAATGAAGGTTTAGACAACACTGATATTACAGTCATGCTATTACAAGAGACCGATTCAAGTCCGGCCTATCATGCCAACAGCACGTTTAAAGGCCTAGCAATGGGTGTTGAAATTCAAATCTTTTATAAGGTCAACCTAGCCGATGACTTTAATCCGATTGAAGCTGAGATAGCTTTGATGAAAACTCTTAAAGATGCTGGCTGGTTAATTGTATCTAGTCAGCACCACACAACTGATCCAGATACCAACCAATTGACCAAAACAATTTACGTAACTAAAAATGAAATGATATAAAGGAGAGATTTATAAATGTCAAAACATAATATTGTTAAAGCAACTTTTGCTTTACTAGACGATAACGGTGACTTAATTAAAGATGCTACTAAAGGACTATCTACTGACGGAATCTATGTTGCCGATCATAATGGCGAAGGTTTCAGTCAAATCAACGTATCTGCCATCGAAGCAGCTGGAACTCCCGGATGGGGAAACGGACAAATCAAGCGTACGGCTTATGGTAAGTCTATGCCTACGCTGGCTTTAACCGCTTTAGACTTAGACTTTAAGATTAATCAAATGCTTAAAGGATTTACACAAAATCCTAATACAGGTGCATGGGTAAGACAACTACCTAAGCCACATGTGGCAATGATTGCCGAATCACAATCACTAGATGGTGACATCTCAATTTACGAATGCTTCAATAACATTGAATTTGTTGAAGAAGCATCTAACAACTCAACTGATACTAACAGTGAAGCAGCTTACTCAACTGCCTTAAATGGTACTGTTTTAACACCATTGAAGCCAAACATTTTCTTAGCTGCCAATGGCGTACAACAACCTTATATGATTGCCAAGTCAACTGATACTGGATTTGATTTAGACAAACTTTATGCCGAAGTATTTGGTGGCTATACCAAACCGGTAAGCGGAACAACTAGTGCAACAACCGTTGTAACGTCTAGTGCAGCACCTAGTAAATAGTAACAATTAAAAGGCTTCCCTCAACTGGGTGGCCTTTTTACATAACTAAAATAAAGGGGTACAAGTAATTATGAAAATCAACGCTAAAAACTATTTTAAAATCAACAAGACGGCCAATGTAACAGCAACTAATAATATCATTCGATTAGCTACCAAAGTTCAAATTGGTATGTTGGAATCGCAAGATTCTGAAAAAGAAATCACTGAACTAGACGCCATGAAGAATGGCCTAGAATTGCAAGACGAAATGGCCGATTTTGTGCAACGTGTAATGGGCTACACTGATCAACAGATGGAAACAATTAACGGTACTATCTCAATTGAACGGTTTGGTGAAGGCGTTGGTTACCTAATTATGCGTTTAAATGGTATCTCAGACGCTGACATTAAGTTGTCTGAACAAAAGCAACGCAAAGCCATTGAAGACGCCAAGTCGTCAAAATAAGCCGGCACAAGCGTAACAGTGAGCTTAAAAAGGAAGTCCTAAAGTTGAAAAACCAGCAGGAAGACTTCAACTTGCTAGCTCAACAATTATTAACTGAGGGGCTATCACCAAAAGAATTTGATGATAGTTCCTTTTTTAATACAATGGCGACTTTGAATGCTCGTAAGAAGGAAGATCGTGCTGAACTAGTCGACCCGCTCGAAGCCATTAGTCAAACATATGGCTTATAAGCGCTTGTGCCAAAAAGGAGGTTAAAAAATAATGGCTAAAAAAGTAGTTGGTCGTGAGATGACCAGTAGGGTTGGCTTAGATTCAACAGAAGCTGTTAAATCACTCAAGCAGTTAACCGCTGAGGTTAAAGCTAACACTAGTGGATGGAAAGCCCAAGAGACAGCCTTAAAGTCAGCGGGTGAGTACCAAAAGGCCGCAGCAGCTAGGGTAGACGGACTAGCTAAATCAATGGAAATGCAGAAGGCTAAAATTGATGAGTTAAAGTCCCGCCAAGCAGGCCTAAACAGAGACACTAAAACCGGTGAAGAACAATATTTAAAGCTGACTGATCAGATTAACAAGGCTAGTCGGTCATATGACAGTATGGGTGGTCAGCTAGATCGGGCTAAGTCTAAATTACAGTATTACAATTCAGGTTTAGCCGACCTACAAAAGGGCTATAAACAAATTACAGCTTTAAGTGAGTCCTATGTGAAACGCCTAGAAGCCGAAGGCAGGTCAGCCGAAGCTAACAAGGCTCGTTTAGGTGGTTTAAAACAGGCCTATTCTAACATGGAAGCCCAGTACAAGGCTCAAACTAACGAACTGGAACGGATTAAGACGGCCAGTGGTGCTAGTGACGCTTATAAACGTCAGCAAGTGCGGGTTAATGAGACTGCAACAGCCATGGCTAAGCTCAAAAGTGAAACTAATGAGTTAGATTCAGCCATGAAGAAGTCTAATGCTAGTGGCTTCACTAGGATGCTCGATTCTGCCAAGTCTAAACTAGGCTTAGTCCGAGATGAAGAAAAGAAAACTAAGGACGATACCAAACATTTTGCCATTGGTGCCGCTATTGGTAACACAATCAGCAATGCTGCATCTAGTGCAATTGGCTACATGAAAGGGGTTACCAAACAAGGTTATGAACTAGCCGAAGCTGGAGCTACGATTAAGAAGCAGTGGACTAACTTAGGTTTATCCAATGCGGACGCAACTAAAATGACGGCTCAAATTGGCGATATTCGTTCTAAGGCTAACATGTCCGGTGGAGCTATCGATCAGATGCAGAATAAATTCTATGCGATGACCAACAGTGCCACTAAAGCTCGTGACATGACCGAGGTATTAGCTAGTTATGGTTCAGCCGCTGGTAAATCCGGCGACCGGATAGCCCGGTTGAGTCAAGGGGTAGCCAAGTTAAGTGGTAGTTCTAAAGTAACCGCCAGCCTATTTAAGCGGACATTCGGTCAGGTTCCTGAGCTTCAAAAGGCCATCGTTAAAGCTAGCGGTATGTCAATAGATGCTTTTAACAAGCAGCTGGCAGCCGGAAAGATAACCGGCTCACAATTGCAAGGCTATATGGTCAAGGCTGCTAAAACAAGTGGTAAAGCATGGTCAGAGTTTGGTGATACGACTAAGGGTAAGATGGCCGCCATTCAAGGTACTTACACTAACTTGAAAGTAGCGTTTGCCAAACCTTTAGTTGCTGGTGTTGAAAAGGCTATTGATGGAATTTCCGAGAAGAAGGGTGCTTTAGATAATGTTAAGAAGTCCTTAACCAATCTAGTTGGCACGCTTGGTAAGAAAACCGGACAGTATGTCGGTAACGTCATTAGTTTCTTAGCCAAGAATGAAAAGCCAATTGAGAAGACTGGCGGTGCAATTGCTAGTATTGTTGGCAGTCTAGCTAAGGGTGTATGGTCAGCTATAGCTGGTACTTTAAAGCTGATTGGCGGCCATTCTAAGGACGCCTCAAAAGGTATGAGTGGAGTGGCTGACGCTACTGCCGCCATTGCCAAGCATAAAGGTGCCATTGAAACCCTAGGTAAAGCTATTGTGACCTATTTTGCCATTTCTAAACTAGCAGGTATTGGTAAGGCCTTCTTAGGGATTGCTGGTGGTATTGGCAAAACAATTGGATTTATTAGGTCGCTAAGTACTGCTCAAAGGCTAGCCGCTAAAGCTAGTGGTGAAGAAACGGCTGCTCAATGGTTGCTTAACGCAGCTATGGACGCCAACCCAATTGGGATTGCTGTGGTTGCCATAGGCGCTTTGACAGCTGGACTAGTGTTAGCTTACAAGCACATCAAACCGTTCCGTGAATGGGTTAACAAGGCGTTCAAATCAGTGGTTAACTTCGGCAAGGGCATCACTAAATGGGGTGCAAATGTCGGCAAGTCGATAGGCCGAGCACTAGGCAACATGTCTAAAAAGTGGAATAGCTTTAGAAACAGTTTTAAAAAGTCATGGAATAGTCACTGGTCAGCCATGGGTAAATCGCTCAAGAACAACTGGGACAGCTCGGTTAAGCACACTAGAGAGTTCTTTAGCAGTATTGGAAAGAAGTGGGACAGTTGGAAGTCTAGCTTCAAGAAGAGCTGGTCAAGTCACTGGAATACTACGACTAGTAACTTGCATAGTGCATGGAATAAATCTTACAAACACACTAGAGACTTCTTCTCAGGCATGGGAACCAAGTGGGTTAGTTGGAAAAAGAGTTTTGCACATAGCTGGGACAGCCACTGGGACACCATGCGGTCTGACCTGCATAGTTACTGGAACAAAGACTTAAGCCATACTAGAGTATTCGGACGTTCAATGGGTAGCTGGCTATCAACGTTCAGAAATTCATTCAAATCAGGCTGGTCTAGTTTAGGAAACGGTGTAGAAAGCATCTTCAAAGGCTTGTGGAAAGACCTTAAAGGCTTTGCTAGAGACGGCATGAATGATGTCATCGATATTATCAACAGTGGTATTAATGCGGTTGATAGTGTTATCCATGCGTTCGGTGGTAAGAGTAAGACCATCGGTGATTTAAGCCATGTTCATTTTGCAACTGGTACTGGTATGTTTAGCGGGTCACGAAACCCAATTACCAAGCCTACTATGGCAATGCTTAACGATGGCAATGATAGCCCGCAAACTGGCAACAAAGAAATGATTATGCTACCTAACGGCGATTCAGGCATTGTTCAAGGACGTAATACTAAGATGCTGTTACCAGCTGGTACTGAGGTATTGAATGCTAGTGAAACAGCCATGTTAATGAGTATGCAGGGCGTGACTAAGTATGCCAAAGGGACTGGATTCTTTGGTGATATTTTAAACAGTGTTACTAGTGGTATCTCAGGTGTCGCTAGTTGGGTTGGTAAAAAAGTTGGTAGTTTGGAGAAGTTCTTTAAGACTGCCACTAACATCATTGCTCACCCAATTAAATCACTCGAAAACTTATTTAGCTGGTCTTCTAAGGGCATCTCGGGTGTCATGAGTAACATTGGCCACGGTCTATTTAATGGCGTTGAGAAGCAAGCTAAGACGTGGTGGTCAACATTATGGGGTATGGTTAATTTAAGCGGAGATGGCTCATACGGTGGAGGCTGGCAATCACCAGGTAGTGGTTGGACACACACTGATGGGTTTGGTTCACCTCGTGGCGGTGGTGTTCACGATGGTAATGACTTCTCTGCAAGCATAGGAACTCCATTTCACGCTATGCACGGTGGTACAGTTATCCGTGTTGGTGGCGCTCCAGCCGGCTGGGGTCCTGTTGGTTATAACATTGTTACTCGTGATTCAACTGGTAAAGAAATTATTTACCAAGAATTTGGAAATGCAAAAGACGTTAAGGTTCACCAAGGTCAACATGTTAAGACTGGCGATATTTTAGGTAAATTAGGACGTTCAGGTCTTGGAACTGGGCCTCATTTACACGTTGGTTTAACAAACGGTGGTTCAGTTTGGGGCAGAAATGGTATGAGCACCGCAGGCTGGTTAGATATCACTAACCAACATGGTAAAGATAAAGGTTCTGATGCTGACAGTGATACCAATAACTCCCTCCAAAATACTATCAAGAAGCAAGTTGGTGGTGGTTTCTGGAAGTTTATTAGTAAGCTTGCTAGCATGTTTGGCGACGATGGCGGAAGTGGCAATCCAGGTGGTTCAGGCGTGCAGCGTTGGAAGTCTGACATTAAAAGCGCATTGAGTAAGCTTGGACTTTCAACTAGTGAAAGCATGGTTAGTCGAGTGTTACGTCAGATTAACACAGAATCGGGTGGTAACCCCAAAGCTATGGGTGGTACTGACGGTTTAGCTGACGGACATGCAGAAGGATTGATGCAAGTTAAGCCCGGGACATTTAGGGCTTATCATTTACCTGGGCATAACGATATCTGGAATGGATATGACAATATGCTAGCTGGTTTAAACTATGCAAAGCATCGGTATGGTAGTGGATTGAGTTTCCTAGGGAATGGCCATGGTTACGAGTACGGTGGCATCATTAATACTAATCAGTTAATTGAAGTCGCTGAACATAACAAACCTGAAATGGTACTGCCATTGACTAACAAATCACGAGCTAACCAATTGATTACACAGGCTAATCAAATTGTAAATGGCAACAATGATAGCCAAGTTACATCTACTAATAGTGAAAGCAATAAAAAGCTTGATAAACTAATCAGTTTAATGTCTGCCATCTTAGGCAACATGGGCAATGTACAAGCCGTCATTGCTAAATCTGACGTGGTTAATGCCGTTAAATCGGATAATAAGACAGCTTCGCAGTATTCACAAATGATGGGGTACTAATCAAAGGGTTGTCCTTAATTGGACACCCTTTTTACATAACTAAACTTAAAAGGAGGTTAAATCGTGACTTTACAACGAGACGATTTTGAATATGCCGGTTTAAATAGCCGGGACGATTTACAAGTTGAGATGGGGAACGTGGTATTACCTAGCACACCATCTATGGCTGAACAAGTGACAGATATACCGGCCATGTATGGTAATCAGTTCAATGGCACGGACTTTACCAGCCGAACGATTAGCATACCGGTATCTATTTACTGCGCTGATAATCAAGACAAATTTAATCAGACAATGCACAATTTAAGTGGGTTGTTATTAAGTGATGACCCTAGTAATAATGGCAAAGAATACCCACTAGTGTTTGGCTTTGAACCTAAGGTGACGTATTGGGGACATATTACCGCAATTAGTGATCCAGCCCCAATTAATCCTGGTATGTATGACATGACGCTTACGATTACCTTTGTGCAGTCTGATCCACGTGCAATGCTCCCACAAGTTGAGAAGCCTTTAAATAATGGCTTAAATACAATCACTGTTGATGGAACTGCACGAACAGCTCCGGTTGTTCAAGTTGTGCCTAAACGGCCGTTAAAATACATCGGTTTCAGCCTTAATGGTGGTCAGTTTGGATTAGGACCGGAAACTCCTGACGACCAAGCCAATGCTATTCAACCCGATATTAGCGTGGTTAATGACCCTATTGCTAGTATGGCAATGTGGACTAATAATCCTAATGCCACTATTGGCATTAAGACCGATGGTAATTATAAGTATCAAGGTAGCGCTCAGATTGATCAAAATACAACAGCTATGAGATTGGCATTTGCGAATGGTTCAAAAGACTTTGGCCCGATGCCGAATGATCCGCCTGATGCTTGGCTAGGCCCAACTTATCGGTATACTGGGATGACTCAGTCTTTAACCAACTATCGTGTTCATGTTGGGTTACATCACATACGGCATCAAGGTACTCATAACGGACGAGCAATGGGGAAAGTACAATTTTCATTACTCGATGCCAGTGGTAATACGATTGGTCGGTTTGTCATTGGTGACCACATGGAAGGTGGTAAGACCTATGCTACACTACAGCTATGCAAGCCGGGAAGTAATTTTAAGGATGGCAAATATAAAACACTTTACTGGGGATATGGCCCGAGCGGTGCATTTTACAATAAAAGAGACCAAAAAGTTAATATTAAAACTGGGACAACCACTAAAACAGTAACTAAAAAAAGTAGGTCTAAGAATGGAAAGGTGACGAAAAAGTCAATCAAAAAGACTGTAAATAAGTATGTTACAGTCGTTAACAAACATGAAGGCAACGCCTTAACCAATTCTTGGGTATTTATGGACTTGACGAAAGCTGGCAATGTTTATACGTGGGAATTGCATCAACATAGCCCTTATACTGGCCAGCCTTATCACGATAGAAACAAGCGTTTAATTGCAAGTGGCCGCTTTGTAGATACTAACAATGAATACGCGTCAGCCTTAGGTGGGTTTGGTCAAACATTCCTAAAACACCCAATCACGGAAGATAAGGACAAAGTACCCTACGTAGTTCCTTATATGGCACTCACTGATTTACAAGTCTGGCAACACAACCAGCCACAACCAAATGAACCTACTTATATTGCTAATGCAGGGGAAGAGATTGTCATGGACTGTGAGGCTGATACCGTAACCGTCAATGGGCACTTGGTATCGCCGGTTTGGTCAACCGATTATCCGCAATTAAGGCCGGGTGTTAATGGGCTAACTATGGTTGGCGACCTAGATGACGCTCAGATGACGCTTAAATACCTACCAAAACTATTATAGCAACACTTTAAAGGCTTCCCAATGGGGTGGCCTTTTTACATAACTAAAACAAGGAGGTTAGCCGATGGCTTTAACCAATCAATATTTAATTTTAAATCCAAGTTTGAAACGGATTGGTACCCTGACTGTTGATGGGGCAACTAGATTTTCAAACGACAGTATCAAAATTCAACTCGCCGATGCAGATACAACTAGTACCTCATACGATGATGACGTCAGTGTAGGAACTAAGGACAACTATAACGGCACGATTAACCTAAATGCTCAGTCTAAAAAGTTTGACCACCAAGGCTCGTTAGATGTGCTTCAATGTCAACCCGATTCGGACAAAGTAGTCGCTGGCAATAATCTTGCTTATTATGATGCCTTGTCGGGACACTGGTATGTGATGCACATTTACAGCGTTGAGGAAAATAATACATCCACAACTAAGCATGTCACAACCGCTAACTTTACTAATTTGTGCCTATTCACGTTGGCCCATCATTATCCAGTTGCGACGGCCGGTTCAGATACAGCTATCAATCCTGCTTTTGCAAGCGTATTTAGTGATACTGGCTGGACACTAAAATTTAACACAACCAATGCAACGGTTCCGCCTATCTCGATTGATGGCAAAACTAAAGCATCAACACTATTACAATCGTTATTGCAAGTCTATAACGTAGAAATTGACTGCTATGTTGAAATTGACTCACAAGGTAATGTTCAATCGAAGACTTGTGAAATTGTCGACCAGTTGAATGCCGACAAGGTTTATAACGAAGCAATCTTCGGCAAAAATATCACTAGTATTAAACGGACAACCGTTTCAACACCAATTACCAAGTTAATCGCTTATGGGGCTAATGGTAATACCATAACTGCTGCCAATGATGGAAAAGCTTATATTGTTGATGATGAAGCTAATCAGAAATATAACCCTGATTGGCAATCCGGTTTGTACTATGAAGGTGTTATCACTGCTAATCTAATTGAACATGCGGCTGGTTTAAAGGCGTGGGCTGAACAGATGTTACAGCTTTTCAATCACCCTCGGACTTACTATGAGGTTAATGTGACGCCAAGTTTTAACCCGCCATTAGGCGCTACCATTCGATTTAAGGATGACCAAATTACACCACCCCTAGATGCCAGTGGTCGGGTAATACAACGAACGACTTCTTTTGCCAATCCGTATGGTAATACCGTTGGTTTTGGTGAATATGTCACAGTGCCAGCTGCCACTCCAGCTTGGTTACAAGGCTATCAAAGTGCCATTAGTAGTGCCATTGAGAAAGCAAGGGAGAACGCTAGCTCGGTTAAGCCAGTTGCTTTAACCCCTGACGGTAACAACTTCACGGATACTACCCAGACTAAGCGGCTAATTTTACAGGCTTGGGAAGGTAGTACTAATATCTCGGCCTATATTGATAATAAGGGATTTATTTGGCGACGATATAACCAAAATGGAACTGTTGATACCAGCTATGAAAATACGGGCTATTTAATACAAGCACCATATAGTGCTGTTGGTACTTTGCGTGGCACAATTGAAACGGATTATATTCAATCAGACCCTGAGGTGACACTAGATACCACTAGCATTAAGCATTGGGGCGACTTTCAACGGTCAGATGATGTAGTAGGGTCATATAGTGCCGTTCAATATATGTGTCCGTTAAGTAACGGCCAATATTTAACTAGTCGTGCGATTAATACTGATTCAACCAAAGACACGATGTATGTTTTACATGACAGCAATTTTAAGCCAATTAGTAAGATGATTATGCAATATGGCGGTCACGGAGCTAGTTTTGATATTGAGGAAGTCAATGGGACGCCTTATATTTGGGCAGCAAATTACACTGATAACACACATAGTGTATCAACTGTCACACGTTTCTCCTATGTCGCTGGAATAACCATGCAAGCCAATGATAGTCGAATTGAACGTTATTATTCCATGAACAGATATATGCGTTTAAGTATGGATTTTAAACATGGTTATGTGCTAGTTGGTAACAATAGTGGTGCTATGTATATCATGACACTAGATGATTTAAAGAATGGCAGTTATAACATAAAATACTCCTTTAACATTTTCAATTATGGCTATGAGGATAGTCAAACGTACCAATCACAAACGCTTGATTTTCCGTATGTTTACTGGGATTCCGGCGGCTCTGGCTTATACGACAATCGCATGTTGTATGGTGTTAATGTTGTGCATGGTGGTCAAGAGTTCGCCCTTAACTTAATGCTTGATATGGACTTTAAGACTGCAGATGACGTGATGGAACCTGAAACGGTAAAAGCAATTTATGATTCAGCAGGCAATTCAACTTTGCTGTTAACGTTCAACTGTTGGGTCAATGATAGTCCAATTGAACGGGTCTATTCAATACCAGTTAAAACTAGGGCAGCTGCTGACACCCTAAATAGAGGGGAGGTGAATTAAATGGCAGAATCTAATGCAACACAGGTTATTCTAACCGATGATGGCATCAAAATTATCAAGGCACAAAATACAGCTGATAATGCCACTAGCGGGATTGACAATTTAAATGACCCCAACTTAATGAGTGTCATTGAAAAACAGACGCAGGCCTCACAATATGCCGGATTAACTAGCCAGTACAATGTAATTTTAAAACGGGCTAAAGATGCCAGTATTAGTACAACTGATTTAACCATGGCCTATACTAATCTGAATACCTTTATGGCAGCCATCTTAACGGATACTACTAAGGCTAGTGACGTTGACCGGAACACTTATAAGACCCTTACAGACACTTATAATACGGCTCTAAGCAATGTACAGACCGTATTAAGCAATAACTTTAACACGGATATTAATAGCATGCAGTCTAGTGTATCGGCAGCCAGTGAGGCGGCTTCTAGTGCCGCTGTAGTGGCTTCACAGGCAGCTACAACGGGCAATAGTGCTAGTCAAACGGCTTCACAAGCTTATAGTGCAGCTAGCCAAGCTAGTGCTGATTATACAGCTTTAAGTTCTGGCGTTAAAGATGGATCAGTCGTGCATATTACCACTAAAACGGTGATTGATGACGCTGTTATTGGAACGGCTGAAATAGCCAATGCCGCTATCACTGATGCCAAAGTTGGTAATGTTAGTGCCGATAAAATAACGGCTGGCACGATTGATTTTAATACAATTACTGGTAAAAATATCAACGCATCAAACATTACCACGGGAACACTCAGCACTGACCGGTTAAATGTCGGAAAACTATCAGCTTTAAGTGCCAATTTAGGTGACGTTACCACTGGTTCACTTAAAGGTGTCGACATTGTTGCTAACTCATTTAGCACGCCTAATGGCTCATTTACAACCGATGCAAATGGTGCGATAACAGCTAAGAATATGACACTTATTGGTGGCACATTAACCTCGCCAACAATCAATGCTAGTACGATTAATGGTTCAACTATCAATGGGACAACTATTAATACCCCCAATCTAAATCTGGGTGATAACGGTCAGATTACTGGTTCTTATAGCGTTCATGACGATATCGGATGGTTTCAACCGATTAATGGTACTGGTTCACTGAAAATTGCCAATGGCTATATCCAATCAACGGCACACATTGTCTACTATAACAAGATACTGAACGGAATCGGCGGTGGCAAATGGGGACATTGGGCAAGCTCAACGCAGTTTGTTCCCGCCCCTGACCAAGCTCATCCGGATATTGGTAATGTGGCCGAATCAACTTTGACACCGGCATTTCTAAAGCTTGATATCCTTAGTGATGATAAGTCCTCAGTTAATTCTCGTGTTTACATCGATGGCACCGGATTGTATATCAATGACGGTAATGGCTCACATGCAATTTCAGCAATGCTTTCAGATTATGAACTCGTATCAAGTGGTATGGCATATCTTAATAGTGGCATTCAAATGAAACAGGAAGCAACGTTTACTTTTGGCAATTTATCAATGACCGGCTACCACACATTTTCCATGCTGGATGGTAAAGCGTTGTATTTTACGGATGGTCAACATCCTGGTAATCCAATTGAACTTGTAGCCAAGACGTTTACCAAATCGTCACGATTGAGTATCAAGCACGATACCACGCCATTAAGCACTGCTGAATCGTCACGCTTGCTTAATGCTATTGATGTAGAAAAGTTCCGATATACTAATGATAGTGCTACCTATAAGTATCAGTATGGTGGTGTGATTGATGATGTTAATAGCCTTGGTAACAAGCAGTATAGTATGCCATCCGAACTACTTAATGAAGATGGTACTGGAATTAACTTAGACAGTTTGACTGGTATTCTTGTCAAACGAGTACAAGACCAAGATAAAACGATTGCTGAATTAAGCATGAGATTAACTAGACTGGAGATGGAAAAATGAATGAAATAAAAATTACTTATATGACACCAAATACCGACAATTTAACCACTAGAATTGAGTTTACTGCTAAATTTCAGGGCACCAACGATAACGTTTCCGGCAGTATCAATGTAACCAATGATGATATTACCAACGCTTATCATGAGGCAACAGCTAGTGATCCATATGCTGGACACCGAACTTTAGTTGCTAGTAAATTAGCAGACGAATTTAAACAAGCAATCGGTACTAAGGAGGCTTAAATTATGGATATTGATGCACAAGCTTTGATTAACAAACTAACAAGCAACTATGCTCAAGCAATTGCCATTAAAGACCAACAACTAGCGCTGGCGCAAGTTCAAATTGACCAGCTTAATGCCAAGTTGGCTGAAAAGGAGGCACCCCAAGATGGCGAAAACGCTTAGTTTTACTGATACTTCACCACAAACGGTAAAAATTGGCGATACTACTACCAGTTTCACATTAATTTGTGGCAATGATAATGTGGCCACTGACTTAACTAACGCCACTTCAATCGCCGCTAAGTTGGGCGATGCTAGTGGCTATCTTAAATCAGCCACTATTGACCCAACTAAGTTAATGGATCCAACGACTGGTCAAATTATGCTAGCTTTAACAGCAGATTTAATGGTCGGATTAAAAGCAGGAGACTATCAGCTAGAAGTATGGGTGGTTGATAGTACCGGTACTTCAATTTACCCTAGTGAGTCAACGTTACAGTTCCAAATTAATAATAGTCTTGAATAGGAGGTAGACAATTGAATAAGCACAAATTAAGGGCACTCATCTTAATGGTGGGCGCTATTTTTATGGCCTTTTTTATGGTCAATACTACTAGTCATGCTGCTCGCATGGATATGGTCGACGTGTCGAATAACAACGGATACATGTCAACAGCAGAGTATGTTTCCATGCGTAACGAGTTCGGTGTTAAGGCTGTTACGGTCAAAATTAGTGAAGGTGGTACGTACAAGGATCCGTATGCTACCAGCAACATTGCAAATGTCCAAGCAGCGGGAATGTATATCAATGGTTACCATTTTGCACACTACGCCACTAAAGCTCAAGCGATTGCCGAAGCTGACTTTGCCGGTAAAACGGCTAAATTAGCAGGACTGCCAGTTGGCGCGGTATTAGCAACTGACGTCGAAGCTGAGGAACAAAATAACCAATCCAAAGCAACCAACGACCGCAATAATGCCGCCTTCATGAAAGAGATTCAGAAATTTGGCTATCGGGCCGACATTTACACTTCTGGATCGTGGGCTAACAACAAAATGACCATTAAGAATAAAACTGGCTGGATTGCTGCCTACCCATATGTGGCTAGCGGCAAGAACTGGTATTCAAATAACCACGCATGGCAGTGGTCATCAACGGCTAGATTCCGCATCAGCTATGGTGGCTTCGATGTTAGCCAATTAAATAGCAACTACTACACTGCTGGTCAAAAATCAACAGTCAAGCCGACTAATAAAGGTGCAGTTAAGGCCAACAACAAAAAAGCCAACAAACACACTTACAAGCAATCTGCGTCATCCAAGTGGATCAAGGAAGCTAAAACTTACACACTCAAGACGGCGGTCAAGCTGCACACAAGCACGTCAACGTCATCAAATGTAATCACTATTTTGCCAGCTGGAACCACGGTAAAGACTGATCAAGCCATTATTAAGGACGGGTATCGCTGGGTACGTCAGCCACGTTTTAATGGCTATGGCTATCTAGCAACCGGCCCGACAAGCAATACGTTGGAGTATGTAAAGAGTGGTACAGCTCACACGTATTACACAGTTAAGTATGGCGACAGTTGGTGGACAATTGCACAACGCAACGGCATAAGTATGACTACATTAGCTAGTCGAAACGGCAAGTCGATTTACACCACTATCTATCCTGGCCAGCGATTGGTGGTGCGGTAATGGTGCAATACGACGACACAACTAAGTTACTAATGGATATCCAAAAGGACGTGGCCACCACCAAAACGAAAGTTGAGAACATCGAAGAAAAGTTAAATCAAGTTGACGATATTGGCAACAAAGCAGAAAAGGCACTAGCCAAATCAATTGAGGTCGAACATGAGATAGGACGGATTACTCAGATTCAGAATTGGGTTATTGGTGTCTTGATTAGTGGCGTGCTCGTCACGTTAGTTATTTATATCGCGGAGAAATTTTTATAGGAGGATATTATGAAAAAAATTAGTTTTAAGAATGCTGATGGAAGCTTAAATGGTAAATTGATTGCTGGAATTATTTCATTATTGATTGTGCTAGTTCAGCAAGTATTAGCTATATTTGGTGTTAAATTTACTGGTGACTGGTCAGCCATTGTTGGCGTTATTAACACCGTATTAACAATCCTTGGTATGCTGGGAGTTGTTACTGACGTTCAAACAGTGACAGCACCAATGGTTGACAGTGACGAGGAAAGCCAAGTTGAAGCGACTGCTAATAAGGTTGCTGACGAAATGCAAACACCAACATCCGTAGCTGCTACAGTGAATAGTTCTGCAGCTTCTGAAACTGAAACAACGTCAGAATCCGATTCACAAACAAGCAAAAAATAGTATAATCAATCCCCTGCGCTTCGGCGTGGGGGATTTTTTGTATTTAACTATTGACAGGTGTCATATATAACATTACATTATGGTAACGAGTCTGATAAAGAAAAGAGATAATGTTAAATGTTTGGAAATTTATTAAAGTTACTAGGTTTAAGTCGTTGGTATCACCATGAGCAACATGCAGATAAATCAAACGCCCGTAAAGCTAGTGGCCAATCAGCCTTTTCGTATGATGATCTCAAAGGATTACGCAAGTTGGCATTCTGGTTATTTGTGTTCAGCATAGTTTTTAATTGGGGCTTTGTTGGTGCAGTTAGTTTGATTGCATGGTTAGCCATGTGGGTTATTAGCCTGCTATTTTAA